TAGGGCTTGGTGGACCACTGCACGGACTTCTTCGTCACCGATCTGATACGTCTGCTTGAGACCGTTGACCTGTGCTCGGAGGAGATCGTCGGCTTCCCGCTGATCCAACCGTTCCTGTAGTGCCAGGCGCTCATTGCGCTCCTGGACAATCATCCGTTCGAGAGGGTCGGCATATTCTTCCTCGGCAGCAGCCGATGCGGCCTGCTGTTCCCGAGGGGTCATGCCGAGGTACTGCTCGACGGACACGCCCGCATTGCGGGCGAGGACTTGGATGGTCAGTCCCGGATCGTATTGCAGGGCTTGCTGTAGCTGGAGTGCCTCTTGGGCCTGCTGCCTCGCTGCGGCTGCTTCCTGCGTTTTCCGGGTGTAGTCGGACTGCCGTTGATATCCCTGCAACGCCTCACTGACCGGGACTTCGAGTTCCTCGCCATCGACCTTGACGCGGACGTACTTGCCCGCTGTCGTGTCATCGAGTTCGAGATACTCCCGTGCCGGTTCTGGTGGCGATTCGGGCGGGTCTTCGATCGGGGTGGTGTCCGCAGCCTGTCCGTCGGAGACGGGACTGTCTTCTACCGTTTCTGTGAGTTCTGGTTCCAGATTGCTCATGCGTGATTCATCATGGCACGCCGGTCAAACCATTGGTGGCATTCCCCCCATACCAGGAGGTGGGCCAGGAGGCGGACCGGGCGGCATCGGCCCCATATCAGGCATCTGGGTCTGCACGGAGCCGAGCAGTTCCTGGAGAATCTGTGCCACCATCTCGGGCGGTATCTGCCCGGTACCGATGCCTTCCACGATCTCGGGCGGCAGCATCTGGAGTATCTCAGGAGGTATCTGTGCGAGGATTTCTTCACCCATCATGGGTGGCGGCGGGCCACCTGGACCTGGCCCCATTGGGCCCATACCGGGCGGCGGACCAGGAGGCGGACCAGGAGGCGGACCCCCCATCCCTGGTGGCGGACCACCAGGCGGTGGACCACCCGGACCCCCAGGTGCAGGCTGAGGGCCAGGTGGCAATGCAGGTTGTTCCCCCGGAGGCGGCGGAGCATTCGCAGCAAGTGCCTGTGGCTGAATGAATCCGGTCGGGTCAGTGATGCCGAACCCTTCCAGCACCTTGCGGTACAGCTTCACCGGGTCGGCCACGCCTGCGTCGAGGAACGGCATCGAGGCATCCACCAACTGCATCGCCGACTGGCGCTTGAAGGTCTCGTTCTGTGGCTCGGTGCTGCCGCCCTGCACGCTGTAGTCGAACTCGCCCTTGATGTAGTCCTTGTCGTACTCCAGCCATGCAGCGCCAGGGATGGACGTGATGCGGGCGACGTGCTTGCCGGTCAAGTACTGCTGCATCAGGTTGATGATCCGCTCACCGATGCGACCGAGGGAGTCCTCGATCTTGGTGAGTCGGTCCTGGGCCCGAGAGTTCGAAGCGTCCTGGATCATGGCGGCTTCGGTGGCGGTGCGCTTGATCGCTGTCTGCGCGCCACGCTGGTAGTCGGACACACCCGACACCCGGTCCATGTCGGTGGAGATCATCTCGGACTGGTTGTAGAACTCGGGCGGGGTGATGACGGCCGGGACCGGGGCGATCACGTTGGCTGGGTCACCGTCTGAGACGACGGGGATCATCACGTTGTCCACGTCGGATTCGAGGGCCATCACACCGTCGCGGTCGAAGGCGTCCTTCTCGTACAGCCACTTGCGAGCGAACCGCTTGCGGTGGTTCATCATCTGGTTGCGGGTCTCGTTCAACTCCAACTGGAGCGACTCGATCTGCTCGATGTCACCGATGGGGTAGAAGTGGTCAGGCACTTCGAAGTTGCGGATCATCTCGAAGGGATGGCCGCTGGCGTACGGCATCTTCTTCGGCTTGATGAGGAACCCGCCGTCCTCGCCGCCATCGTCGGACGAGTCGTACGACAGGGTGGCGACCGTCTTGCGCTTGAGGTCGTAGAACTCGAAGATTTCTGCGTACTGCAAGTTCTGCGCTGGCTCCGTGTCACCGCTGCGCCCGTCTCCGTCAGCGGCACCATCGGTCCAGCGCGACCACGACCGAGCCCCCACCTTCTTGCGGGCGGTGGCCGAGTAGCGGCTGTCCACCCGTACGTCAGCGAGCGGACGCCAGGTGCGCTGGGCGATCCACCGCATCTCTTTCGGGTGGCGGGCATCAGGGTCCACGAACACGTCGAACGGACTGATGCGCTCCACGAAGGGGCGGTCGTCGTCGGTGTTCAGTTCGGACTCGGAGTTGCCCTCCTTGTCCTTGCGGTCATCGACGCCTTCTTCGTACGCGTCGGAGTCAGCGTCGGGGGAACCGTCCGATTCGACATCAGCGTCCTTCGACTCGGGTTCCTTCACCCACTTGTAGCCGACCTTGTTCCAGCCGTGACCGATGATGATGAAGTCGAGGACGGCGAGTCGGAAGTCCTGCTGGTACCTGTGGACTTGCCAAAGGTAGTTGAGGATTTCCTGAGTGAGCATCGCCTGCGCCTGGCTGTCGGGCTTGCGTGCGGAGATGGTGAACTTCGGGTTGTTGACCGACACGGCAGGGACCAGCACGTTCACCGTGGCGAACACGATGTTGATGATCAACCGATCGTTCTGTGACTTGGCCCCCTCGTACTGGTAGCCCCGGTACAGGTCGATCCATCGCCGCCAGTCCTCGTCGTAGCCCTCGTCAGATCGCCACTTCTTGGATCGACTGATCTCGGCGAGGGAGAACTTCAACTGCTCGGTCTGTGTGCTCATGCCCGTTCGATTCCACGAGCCGCGAGTTCACGCTCGTCGTTGGTGCCGAAGTTTTCTTCCCGGTAATCACGGGCGGTGCGATGGAAGTCACCCGCCACGGCGGGTGCTTTCAGGCCGAACCCCACCGACATGATGCGGTGGCGGTAGCACTCGTCGTGAGGGTAGTAGGCGTCCTTGGTGCAGTCAGCCACCGAGCAGGTCATCGACCGGATCGCCGTTCAGGTATGCCTCCACGATGTCCAGGAGTTCAGCCTTGGTGAAGTGACCTTCGGAGCCGGGATCGATGTCCACGCCGTGATCGACCAGCCACTCGATGATGTCGTGCTTCGTCCACGAGGAAGTCGGATCAGCGGATGCGGCCGTGACGGTGAGGGTGAGGTTGTTCGATTCCTCCACACCTTGGCGCACCGAGACCGAGATCGCCTTCGCCACCGACGGGGTGAAGCTGGTGGTGATCGATGAAGAACTGACGAACGCGGTGGTGACCGGCACGTTGTCGAACTCGATCGTGCAGCCCGACTGGAAGCGAGCCCCGCTCACCGTGATGGTGGTGGCACCTGCCGTGGCAGCGATCGTGCTGGGGCTGATCCCCGTGATGTACGGGTCGTTGGGGCCGGTACTGCCGCCGCCGCCACCGCTGCCAGGAACGTCCAGCCAGTTCGCCCACTGCACCCCGGTGCGAGGGTTGGACTTGCTGCCGGTGCGCTGCTTGCGTCCCATCTTCTTCTTGGGTGGGCGCTGCTTGTCGAGGAAGATCACCATGATTCACTCCGTTCGGTCGGAAACTGTGGTCATTCTGACAGAAGCGGGAGATTCAGCGGGGGTTTCTCGCGTAGTGCGCCCCGATCGGCGTACGAATCTTCAACTTCGGCCTCGGCCTTGTCAGGTTCGCCATCGAAACGCCATCGCCGTACACCTTCGCCTGCCACCAATCCATCGAGCCCTGCTTCGGCCCGTCATCGATCTGGTACTCGGGGAGGAAGACGTGGGCCAGCATCTGGTTGGCGATCGCCAGGCTGATGGTGCGGTCGTCGTACGGCGTGCCCGCCATCTTGCCCTTGTCGTTGCGAGCGAAGGATCGAAGCTCAGCAATAGTCTCGGCGTCGTGCAGGATCATGACGCCATCGCGCAACGCCTTGTTGAGTTCATCGATCATGTAGGGCTTGGTGACCTGAGTGGTACGGAACCCGAGGATGTCGGTGGGAACGGATTTCTTGTACTGCGGACTGCGCTGCATGTAGAGCGGTCGGTAGCGGAGACGATGAAGCGTCTTGAGGGTGACGAGACCGTGGTTGTTGGACTCAACGCCAAGCAGGGCGTGGTTGTAGAACTGTCCGAGGCGGTACAGCACGTCGGAGCCCAAGAGGTCAGGATCGATGTGACCATGCCAGTGGGCGACGACCTCATGGTTTCGGGCATTGATCACATGGGCCGACGCATAGTCGCCGTGCTCCATCCCCTGTGAGGGGTCGGCCCCGATGACGTACTTGCCTTCTTCGATCGGCCACTTCCAGATGCGGAGTGCGCCGCCGTCCTCCACGAACTTGAGTCCCTTGTCGAGGTAGCCACGGGCGATCGGCTTGCTCGTCTTGATGGCCCGCAGGAACTCGATGGAGAACACGGGGCGACCCGACTTGAGGAAGGCGTCGTCCGGGTTGTCCGGGTACTCCTGGGCGAGGACGTGCTCGGGCAGGTCGGCCTTCTTGAGGTCGTACCATTCCTGCGTTCTGCCGTTGGCTGACCACGAGAAGAACAGTGGAGTGAACCGGTTGTTGCCCGCTTCGGCTTCGACCCACAGGCGGTGAAACAGGTTGCCCTCACCGTTGGCCGTGGACATCATGATGACCGAGCCGCCGAGGTCGGCCACCGGCTCGATCGCCGCCCATGCTTCTTCTGAGTTCTGGAGGAAGGCGAGTTCGTCCACGACCACCAGGTAGGCCGCTTCACCACGGGCCGGGTCGGATGCGGACGGCAAGGACTCGACAACGGATTCGTTGGAGAACTCGATCTTCGTCTGCGTCGTGTTGACGACTGGACCCCGAGCGTTCCTCATCCAGTCGGGGAGGAACTTGTAGCCGTACTTCGCTTTCGTCAGCAGCTTGATGGCTTCACGTTCCGTCTTCGACAGCATGACGATGGACCGGTCCGAGTAGAAGAACGTGGACCAGAACGTGAACGTGGAGATGAGGGTGGAGAACCCGATCTGCCGTGCCTTGAGGATGAGGACGTAGCGGTTGTTCAGCCAGGCATCGACGGTCTCGACCTGCGATTCGAACAGTTCGAACCTGATCCGTCCCCGGCTGGGGTGGCGGATGTACCAGTAGTTCTCGCAGAAGTAGACGAAGCCCGCCAACAGTTCGTCGGGTGTCCGTGCGTGCCACTTGCCGTCAGCGTCGCGCCAGGACTTGGGCGCGCACTTGCGCCACTCCCGCTCCCACAGCAGTTCATCGAAGGAGTAGTCCTCCGCCTGGACGCTCACGGCTGGGCGACTGGCGGTGTACCGATGACGATGACCTCGAAGTCGCCTTCACCGGTCTCGGGATCGACGTTCACTGTGTTGACCGAGATGGATGGCTGGCTGACACTGGCGGCGTACTGCCGTGCCAGTTCAATGCCCGTGTCGAGCGTGTCCACCACAGTGGACCAGCGAATGGTGGTCTGCATGTCTGGCATTGGACTCAGTTCCCTGTGTAGATGATCTTGTTGACGGCGAGGTAGGGCGGCAGGTTCTTGTCCACGTAGGTGTCGCCACCGAACGGCGACTTGGTGGACTGGGTGGGGAACTCGGTCTGGTTGGCGACTGCGAGCGTGCCGAGTCCGTGGACGTGGTTGACGGTAGGGCCACCGGTTGAGCCAGCGAGCGTGTGGGTGTGGTTGGCGTTCTGATTGCCCATCGCTCCGACAGCAGGCGACAGGCCGCTGCCACCCGAGTTCTGCGTGAGCGGGATCGCGTACCCTGAGTTGTAGCCGGTCGTGTCGTGCCACATGACGCCCGTGAATCCACCCGTTGAGTGGTGACCATGCCCCTGGTTCTCGATGCCGGTCAGCAGCCCACCGATGTCGTGGTGGTGGTTGCCGAGGTCGTTGCCGGTGTTGCCTGTCAGCCCGTGCCCGTGGGTGGGAACGGTGTGAGCATGGGAGGCGAGTTCGCTGTCGCGCTGTCCGCCCTTGACGCCGAGTGCGAACTTCGCTGGCTCTCCGCCATCGGCACCGACACTGGACCGCTTGCGGAAGTCGGGAACCTGGAAGCTGCCTGCCGGGACGCCTGCCGCAGTGAAGGCTCGGCCGATCGCCCCCGACAACTTGGGCTGGGCCAGGTCGGTGTAGGTGGAGCCGTCGCACCACAACCAACCGGACGGGAGAGCGGTGCCGCCGTAGTCCCAGATGACGCCGGTCGGGATGGAGGCGGGGACCGCCCCAGCAGAGGTCAGCACCCAGGCGGTGCCGTTCCAGGTCCACTTGTCGTAGACCTGCCCTGGCGTGGGGCTGTTGGGGAAGTCGAGTGCTGTCATCGGTGCCTATTCGATCTCGTCTTCCACGACCACCTGTTGTCCCGTGATCTGGATGTGGTACTTGTACTCACCGGTCTCGGTGTTCTGGCTCATCGGAGCGATCACGATGGTCGGACCATCAACCGTTGTCGAGCGCTCTGCGGCCAGTTCGAGCCCTTCGGCAATCGTGTCAACGTCGGCGTACCAACTGGTGGTCTGTCGAATGTTCTGGGGCATTGATTCCTCCTAGTAGGCCCGAATGATTTTCAGGAAGACGATGAACGGTTGCAGGTTATTGTGCGCCGCTCCGCCGCCCGTGTTCTGGTTGGTCGCGGTGGCGGCGGCATTGGTCGGCGTGGTCAGATCGGTGTTCGGCGCGGACTGCTGAATGTCCGGTGTCGTCAGGTGGATCGGCATACCGGACAGTTGGTTGGTCGAGGCGGTGCTCGACGCCCACGACACGTTCTGCGTGAACGACACGACGGCGCTGGCACCACCGGCCGGTGCGCCCATCGCCACCGAAGTCGAGATGCCGGTCATGTGGGAGTGAGCGTCCGACCAGTGGCCGTGGGCGTCCTGGGCGTGGGCGTGTGCCGTCTGGGTGTGACCGTGGATCACCGTCGTGTGCGAGTGGGCGTTCTGGAGGTGGTTGTGCGCGTCCTGGACGTGGGAGTGGGCGGGCATCTGCGCCGCCGTCAGCGTCTCGGTCTTGGTGCCACCGGTCTTGCCGATGGCGTTGAACTCGGTATCGGCACCGAGACCAACGGACA